CGAGACGCACAGGCTGCTCGCGAGGGCGGCACAGAAGAGGAGGGCGAGCTAGTGGACATCTGCGAGCACACGACGGAGCTGCGCAAGGCGCTGGACGAGCGCGGCATCGCATGGGAGCACAAGGGCAACAGCACGACGCGCTTTGCCCACAAGGGACACGTCTTCATCGCCGACATTCAGGAGCCGAGCGGCGAGGTCATCCTCACGACGTACCCGCATAGCGTCGAGGACGTACTAAAGGAGGTTGGAGCATGAGTAGCGAGCAAACCGCAACCGAGCGCCTGCGCGAGCTGCTTGACGAGCGCGGGGTGGAGTGGAAGGCTGGGGAAAGCGAAATCGACCACGTAACCATGTGGAAGGCGAACGGTGGCCACGCCGAGTTCTACGAGTCAAAGACCACCAACCCCGACCTTCTGCAAGTCAACTACTACAACCTCACCCCCGAGCAGGCTATCGCCGCCACGCTGGGGCGTGGGACGTGCCACATGAAGCACTCGCAGGACGAATGCTATGACGAGCATACAGGCGAGGAGTGGTCGACCCACTGCTGGAAATGCACGGCGTGCGGAGAGAAAGTGGCCGGCGGCGCAACGTCTAACGGCGTAACCGCAGGGCCGCGCTTTTGCCCCTACTGCGGACGAGAGGTGGTGGACGAATGACGGCAACCGATGAGCTGCGCCGCATGCTTGACGAGCGCGGCGTGGAGTACGAGACGGGGGAGACCGTCGACGGCGAGACCGTCGCGACGTTCTGGTATGACCGCGAAGGCTACCCGTGCTCCGCAATCGAGGGGGCCGACGACATACCAGACGGCGAGATTAATATGCAGGCGTGCGTCACCCCCGAGCAGGCCATCGCCGCGACGGTGGGTCGCGGGACGTGCAAATGGAAACCAGCCGACTTCATAACGGAGGGCGATTGGTGGGATACGGAATGCGGCGAGTCGTTCATATGGGAGCCAGACGGCACACCCAACTGTTGCCCGAACTGCGGCAGGCGCGTCGTGGAGGTGGTGGACGAATGAGCTGGACGCCAGAGGTACACATCGGCGAGATGCGCCCGTGGCCCGAATCGGTGCGGGTCGTGCGCGGCAACAGCGGCGAGGCCATGCGCTACGACAGGTCAGAACGGAGTAACGACGGAGCAGAACGGAGTAGCGACGGAGTAGCCGAGCGCATCAAGTCCGTCTATCTCGTGATGGTCGCCGACGACCTATTGGAGGACGGCGCGCCGCTCTGCGCGTACCTGGACGTGCCGTCCGCAGAGCAACGCGCGAGCAGGGAGAGGTACGTGGACGAGGACGGCGTCAGGTATTACGCATGGGTTACAGAGGTGAAGGTGGTGGGAGAATGAGCGCACTTGAGAAGATGCGCGAGGCGTTCGAGACGTGCACGGTTATGGCTGGCGTAGAGCCAGACTTCGAGTGCATCTACATCACGAAGAATGTCGCCAACGCCCTGTTCGATGAGGCTGAGGCCGAGAACAACAAGCTGCGGGAGCTGGTCAAGGACATGTGGCTGTACGACTACGCGCGGCATTGGTCGACGCTCGACAGCGACATGGAGCACCGCGTGGTGGTCTGGCAGCGAATACAACAGCTTGGAATCGAGGTTAACGAATGAGAGAGCGCGTGTACGTCCCCGACCGCATCAAGAACGACGAGACCGAGGAAGCTGTGGACGTGCTCGCCTACGCGCTGTCGAGGTGCGGGGCGTGCAGCTACGACGAGGCTGAGGAGCGCATCTGCCGGCTGCTGGGCTGGATGTGCGAGAGGAAGGATGATGCCGAATGACAATTGAAGAGGTGGCCTGCGTGGTGGTGCTGCTGTGGGCCACGATTATCGCCGCGCTGGTCGTGGCGCTGTGGAAGACGAGGTGATGCGATGGGCAGGAGGAGCGGTACGACCGAGTTCGACTACGGCGCCATCCGCGAGATGGACGCCCAGGGCGTGCGCCACTCCGCGATCGCGGCGGCCATGGGCTGCTCGCTGGTCACGGTGCGCCGCGCGGTCAACAGCGCCAAGAATGGCGGCGTAAAATCAGGCAAGCGCCCGTTCACGCTGCAGCTGAACGACGAGGGCGACATCAACGCGCGCTACCGCGACCTGGCTAGCGCAGTCGTGGTGCTGGCCGTCAACGACATGCGCGAGGCGGTGCGCCGCGACGTGCGCAAGGGCGAGCAGTCAGCCGAGGCCGCGTCGCTCGCGCACTGGTTCTCGACGCCATGGGCGCAGATGCTGTGCGCGGCGTGCGGGGTGGACGCGCCCTCTGTGCCGGCGACGATACGTCGGCAGGAGGCGGAGAGGATGTACAAGAGACTGGGGGCGTAGGTTGGGCACATCGCATGCGCGTGACTTCTTCGACAGCGTGTACGACGCGGCAAGGGAGGCCGACCGCTTCTCCCGCGCCATCGCCCGCATGGAGTCGCGCGAGGGCGCCAAGGCGCAATCGTATTCCGAGCGCGTCAGCATGGGCGGCGACCGCGACGTCATGGAGCCGACCGACCGCCGCATCGACTACGAGGAGCGCTGCCGCCGCCGCCGCGACGAGGACTACGCCCTCATCGACCGCGCGTGCGAGGTCATCTACGGACGGCAAGACCAGTGCTCGGGCGGCATCGGCGCCATCCTCGGCTCCGCGTACGCCGACGCCCTGTGGTGGCGGTACTGCGCCGCGGCGCCGTGGCCCGAGGTCGCGGCAGGCGTCGGCATGAGCGAGCGCTTCTGCCGCGACGCCGTGCGCGTTGCGATCGACACCATCGACGCCTACGGGCTCGACCGCGTGGCGACGGGGCTGGGGCTTGCCGAGGGCTAGCCGAAATCCGTGCCGTGTCGTGCCATGCTCTACCAGCTGGCGCCAGTGTTTTGTGGGTACTATGGCATCATGCAAGTCTGCGCCCGTCGCGAGGGAGACCCCGCGGCGGGCGCTCTCGTGTCTCGGTATGTCGTTGTGCCCTTATGGGGCGGGCTAGGACGGTGGGGACGTGCCGAACATAGGGGGGCGCTCTCGGAGACGGGGGCGCCCCTTTTGCGTATGGGGGGAGTCCGCGAGCGGGAGGGGGCGGCAGATCGTGTCCAAGCCCAACCCGCGCAACGCCAACGGCTCCCGCTACCGCAAGGGTCGCGCAGCGCTGCGTGCTCGCGGCGAGCCGTGCTGGATATGCCGAGCCTTCGGGCGGGCGGGCGACATCGACTACTCGCTGCCCGCGCGACATCCCTACAGCTTCGAGCTCGACCACCTTGTGCCGATCTCCAAGGGCGGCGACCCGTACGACCCTCGCAACCAGGCTGCAACGCATCGCTGCTGCAACGAATGGCGCGGCAACCGCAGCGTCGAGGAAGTGATGGCAATCGCTCGCGGCCACGATGCCGCGCCGCGCCCACCTAGGGCGTCCAGCGTGCAAGGCAGCGTGTCGCGCGAGTGGTGACGTGGGGCGTCCGTGCTGGTGGGTGGGGGCACACCCCTCCCCACCCGCTGGCCACCCCCGCGGCATAGGGCCTATTTACACACAAGGAGTTTCAGACATGCCCAACACGGTGAGCATGGCGTCCGCTACCAGCGGTTTCGACCGTCTGGAAGCGTTGGAGGCGCTGGCCGCAAGGCTCGCGGCCGAGATTGACGTATGCGAGGACGTGAAGACGCTGCCGGGGCTCGCCAAGCAGTACCGCGAGACCATGGCCGAGATCGACACCATCAAGGGGGGCATGGATGATGACACAGAGATCGCTTCCATCATCCTGCGCAAAAGGCAATCAGATACCGACTAGCTTCGTCATCCCCGAATGGGACACCAACGACGTGCTGGACACGCTCGACCTGCTCTCCGAGGCTGGATTCGAGTGCATGGACTGGCAGGGCTTCCTGCTCGAAGCGTGGATGGGCGTCGGGCCCAATGGTCGGTGGTCTGCGCCGGTGGTCGGCAACGAGACCAGCCGACAGCAGGGAAAGACGAGATGCATCCAGGGGCGCTCGGCCTCGGAGATGCTCTTCTTCGACGGAAGCGTCATCTACACCGCGCAGCTCCAGAAGACCTCGACGGAGACGTTCGAGGAGATGGCGCAGCTCATGGACACCAAGGCGCTGCGCAAGTTCCTCGCCCCGAACGGCATCAGGACGGCGCTCGGTCGTGAGGAGATCCGACTGAAGAGCGGCGCCAAGATGAAGTTCCTGGCACGCACCAGAAACGGCGGCAACGGCCAGCACGGCTCGCTGCTCATCTTCGACGAGGCGCAGTATTTGGAGCCGCAGGCGCAGGGATCCTTCCTCGGGGCCATCTCCGCCTGCCGCACGCGTCGAGGGCCGCAGACCATCTACAACGGCAACGCGCCCGAAGAGGGCGACTACGCCTTGGTCTTCGAGCGCATCCGCGAGGACGCGCTCTCGGGCAAGACCACGCGCACCGCGTGGACGGAGTGGAGCTGCGGGCACACGAAGCAGCTGCCGGAGAACATCGACGACCGAGAGCTCTGGAAGCGCTGCAACCCGTCCTGGGGAATCCTACTTCAGCCCGACACGGCGGAATCCGAGTTCGAAAGCCTTGAACCGGTGCAGTTCGCCCACCAGCGGCTCGGATGGTTCAAGAAGCGCGACGGCGCCGACACCATCATCGGCGTCGAGGAATGGGACGCGCTGGAGGTCGACGACGCGCCCGAGACGTGGGACAAGCTGGCCTACGGCGTGAAGTTCACGCCCGACGGCGACTCCGTGTCACTCTCGGTCTGCACCGTCGCTGGTGACCGCTGCCACGTCGAGTTCATCCGCGAGGAGCCCACCACCGCCGGTACTGGCTGGCTGGTGGAGTGGCTGTCCGACAAGCGCCGCGTCCGCGAGGCCGCCGCGATCGGAATCGACGGGCGGGCGGACGTGGACGACCTCTGCATCAAGCTGCGCGAGCGCGGCGTGCCAAAGACCGCGCTCATGCCCGCACGCACGTCTGGCGCCATCTCGGCGGCTGGAATGACGCTCAACGCCATCCACGACGGCACGCTCACCCACGTGGCCGACGACGCCCTCTCGCAGTCCGTGCTGGGCGCCACGCGACGTCCCATCGGCAAGGACGGGTTCGGCTTCGGCGGCGAGTGCCCGCAGCGGCTGGACTCGTGCGCCCTCGCGCTGTGGGCGGCGCGAATGACCAAGAGAGACCCTAGAAGGAGGTCGGTCGTCAGATGATCACCATCCCCGGCGAGGTCGCCAGCGCCGCGAACCTCGCGCAAGGCGACAGGGCGCTCGTCTACGAGCTCGTCCGCTCGTGGGAGCGCCACCGCGCGGGCAACGAGCTGCGCCACGCCTACTACCTCATGCACAATAGGCTGGTCGACCTCGGCATCTCCGTGCCGCCCGAGCTGCGCAGGCTCAATGCCGCGTGCGGCTGGGGCAAGAAGTGCGTGGACGTCATGGTCGAGCACTCCAAGCTGGACGGCCTGACCGCCGGCGACGCAGACGCCCGCGCCCTGCTCGGCTCAATCTCGCGCCGCAACCACCTGCGCTCGCTGTATCGCAAGGCCACCACGTCAGCGCTGGAGCAGTGCTTCGCGCTCTACCTCGTTACCCGCGATAGCGAGACGGGGCACGCCCGCGTCAGCGCCTACCCCGCACGCGTCTGCGGCGTCAAGTGGGACGACGCGAGGGGCGAGCTGGCGGCGGCGATGTTCGTCGTGGCGACCAAGACCGACAGGGGAGGGCGCGTCACGCCGACCTGGGTGGACGTGGTCACCGACGCCAACGTCATCCGCATCCGCAAGGGCGACCGCGGCTGGGCGGCTGACTACGAGCCCCACGGGCTCGGCCACCTGCCCGCCTTCATCGCGCCCTTCGAGGCCACGCTGGAGCGCCCCTTCGGCACGTCGCGCATCACGCGCGAGGTCATGGGCTACATCGACAGCGCCGTCCGCGCGAACGTGAACGAGGAGATCGCGTCCGCCTTCGCCGCCAGCACCCAGAAGTACCTCATGGGCACCGACGGCGACCCCTTCGAGCACGTCACGCGCTGGGACACCTACATCGGCTCCATCGTCAACGTCGACATGACCGCCGACGGCACCGTGCCGCAGTTCGGCCAGCTCCCGCAGCCCTCGATGCAGCCGCTGTCCGACCACTGGCGCCTGCTCTGCGGCCGCATGAGCGCCGCCACGGGCATCCACGTCTCGCAGTTCGGCCAGGTTCACGACAACCCCGCCAGCTCCGACGCCATCTACGCCGAGAACGAGCCGCTGATTCTCAAGGTGAAGGACTGGAACGAGGACGCGGGCGAGTGCCTGTCCGACGTCGCAGTGGCGTGCCTCGCGACCGAGTGGGGAAAGACCTTCGACGAGGTCATGGACATGGGGCTGGACGTGGGCGCGTCCTTCGCCAACCCCGCGATGCCAACGCTCGCGCAGCAGACCGACGCCAGCGTGAAGATGGCGTCCGTGCTCGACGGCTTCGCCGAGACCGACACGTTCCTCGCGCTCAACGGCTTCGGCGAGGAGGAGCGCAAGCGCATCCGCCGCGAGCTGGACGACGTGCGACGCGCCGCGAACCGCGACGCGATGATCGCCAGCGTCTTCGGCGGCGCGACCGACGAGGGAGCGAGCGGCGATGAGACTTCCGCGTAGCGTCATCGACAACTACACGGCGGGCGTCAACGGCATCTCCGAGCAGGCACGCTCGGCGCTCGCCGACGTGCTGTCACAGACCGACCTCACGGGCGACGTGGCCGAGGTTCGCGCCACGGTCAGCGCCGCCATGCAGCGCATCTGCGGGGCGTCCGCCGACGCAGCCGCCGAGCTGTCGGCATCCGTCTATGACGGCATCCGCGCGGTCGAGCTGCACGAGCAGCTGGGGAACTTCGCCACAGACCCCTCGGAATACTACGAGCCCGACGCCACCGACGGCGCCGTCCGCGCCTTCGCTGATGATTTGGTCGACGGCGACTACGACGCCTTCGCGCAGAAGTGCGCCGATCGCGTCGACTACGAGGTCAAGGTCGCGGCGGGCAAGGCCATGGTCTCCCGTGCCAAGCACGACGGGAGCAGGCCGCGCTTCGCCCGAGTCCCGAGCGGGCGCGAGACGTGCCCGTTCTGCCTGATGCTGGCGTCGCGCGGCTTCGTGTACCGCACCGAGGTCGCTGCGTCGCACGCGCACGCCAACTGCGACTGCCGCATCATCCCCGGCTGGCCTGGCACCAGCGTCGCCGGATACGACCCCGCGGCGCTCTACAACGAATGGCTGGACTCAATCGACAACAAGGCCGCAGAGCGCGCGGAGCGCAACGGCACTACGGTCGAGCAGGAGCGCAACCACATCATGGCCGCCTACGCGCGGTCAGGCGGCGGGCGACACTACGAACGCGCCATCAGGCCGCAGGACAAGCCGAACTTCATGGACGACGAGAAGTCGGCCGCGCAGCGGCGCGTCCTCGCAGGGAAGATGAACAAGGAGGCCAAGGGGGCGCAGGACAAATACGAAGTCATGCGTGCAATCGCGAAGTTTGACTACGCGTGGAAGCAGCACGCCCACAGTGTCGACGAGGACAACAAGTGGGCGAAGCGCGTCAACCGCCTCATGGTCGAGCATGGCATCACGCTCGGCGACTTCGTGCAATACAACCCTGCGCCCGCCGAATTCATGTACAAGCCCAAGTAGCCAAGGAGTGGCGACGATGATCTATGACGAGATGCCCTACGAGGACATCGCGAAGGACGCGATTGCCGGCAAGCAGGTGGTCGTGTTTTGCGACAGCCAGAGAAGCGCCGACAACATTAAGAAGGCCATCGCGGGCGAGGCAAGGAGACTCGGCGCGAGCCATGTTGTGGCACCTTACCGCGACAGGCGCGTGGACATCGACAACAGCGTCGTGCGCCTGATTCTCGCCAACGGCGTGGATGGGCGTGGCATCGTCGCGGACGTGGCATACCTGAGCCACAGCGCCCGCCTCCAACACGAGTACGCGGGACTCATGCAAGCGACGGTCAAGTGACCTAGCACAACATCACTCAATTCGTTGAAACAAGCCGTCCTTCGGGGCGGCTTTTTTCATACCCAGACAACGCCCCGCACGGGGCACGAGACGCGCCGCACGGCGCAGGAAGGCGGTCAGCATGGCCGAGAACAACGAGGGCGCACAGCAGGCGCCGCAGGAGCCGCACGGCCCCGAGGGCGGAACTGACTACAAGGCGCTCTACGAGCAGACGCTCGCCGAGTCCCGCAAGTGGGAGAAGCGCTCGAAGGCCAACGCCGAGAAGGCCAAGGCTTACGACGAGCTCGAAGGCGCCAACAAGACGCTGGAGGAGCGCGTCGCGTCCATCGAGGCGGCCAACAAGGCGCTGGAGGGCGAGAAGGCGCGGGCATCGCTCGTGAAGACCGTCGCCGCGTCCACGGGGGTGTCCGAGGCCATCGTCTCGACGCTCGCTGGCGAGGACGAGGAGACGCTGACCGCACAGGCACAGGCCATCGCGGCCGCGTACAAGACGCCTGGAGGGGCGCCGAACGTCGGCGAGGCGGGCAAGTTCCCGCACGACGGCGAGGGCGTCGACGAAAGGCGCCAGTTCGTGCGCGACCTGCTCGGCAACTAGCAAGCAAACAACAGGAAGGAACACACAATGGCACTTCAGACTTCTGGCATCGTCCTGCCCCGCTCCGTCGCCACCGTCGTGACCGGCAAGGCGAAGGACGCATCCACCATCGCCGCCCTGTCCCCGTCCAAGCCCGAGATCTTCGAGGATGAGACCTATCTCATCTTCAACGGCGCCTCCGAGGCCGAGGTCATCGCCGAGGGCGCCCAGAAGGGCTCCTACGAGCAGGCCGTCTCTCCCGTCGTCGGCACGCGCTTCACCGTCCAGACCACGACCCGCGTCTCCAACCAGCTCAAGTGGGCCGACGAGGACAACCAGCTCCAGATTGTCGAGTCCATCCAGGAGGACCAGGCCGCTGCCCTCGGTCGCGCGCTCGACTACGTGGTCTACCACGCCGTCAACCCCAAGTCTGGCGCTGGCCTCGGCTCCGGCTTCACCGCGCTGTCCACGACCGCTGCGCAGGTCTACACGGGCAAGCAGGCTTCGGCTATGACCGATGCCGACTGGATCGCGGCCTTCGACAACCTCGCTGACGCGACGAACGATATCTACGACATCAACGGCATTGCTATGGCGAAGCCCTACGCCAACGCCCTGCGCAAGGTTCGCGTCCCGAACACGATGGCCCGCATGTACCCCGACGTCCCGCTGAACCTGAACGTGGGCACGCTCGAAGGTGTTCCCGCTGCCGTGTCCGGCACCGTCAACGGACGACTGGTCGTCAAGACCCCTGCGTCTGGTAGCACGCCTGCCGTCTACGGCACCGACGTGCTCGCGTTCATGGGCGACTTCTCCGTCATCAAGTGGGGCATGGTGCGCGACATCCGCGCCGAGGTCATCGAGTACGGCGATCCTGACGGCGCCGGCGACCTCAAGCGCTACAACCAGATCGCCTACCGCACCGAGGCCGTCTACGCCTACGCGGTCGTCAACCCGTCCGCTCTCGCCGTGCTCAAGATGGGCGTTCAGGGGGCCTAGAGATGAAGGCAAAGGTGACCAAGCCCTTCTTCGACCTCTCGAACCCCGAGGACGTGTACGCCGTCGGCGACACCTTCGAGGGCACCGAGGAGCGCGTCGAGGGGCTGCGCAAGCGCGGCTTCGTCGAGCCGATGCCCGAGAAGCCCAAGGCTAAGCCGAAGGCGAAGCCCAAGGCGAAGGCCAAGCCCAAGAAGTCCGAGTAGGAGGTGCGGCATGCAGCCGTTCTGCACAACAGAGCAGTACGAGGCCAAGTTCGGCCCCGTCGATGACGAGGGCGTGCTCACCGAGTGCCTGGGTGACGCGTCGGCGGTCATCCGCCGCGCGCTCACCAAGGCGGGCATCGGCTACGCCGACCCCGACGAGGATTTGGCCGACCGCATGATGCGTGCCTGCCGCTCCATGGCGAACCGCTGCATGCCCTCCGACACCGACATCCCCGTCGGTGCCACGCAGGCGTCGACCGTCATCGGCCCCTTCTCGCAGCAGTTCACGCTGGGGAAGGCATACGGCACGCCGATGCTCCAGAAGTCGGAGTGCGAGCTGCTGGGCATCCACTGCACGGCACGCAGCGCATGGCCGTACGGGGGCGCAGATGCTTAGCTTCGCCGCCACCACCTGCCACGTCAAGCAGGTGGTGGCGGGCGCTCCCGACGCTTTCGGCAACCCCGCCAAGTCGTACGCCGAGCCCGTGGACGTCACTGGCGTGCTGGTCGCGCCCTCCAAGTCGACCTCCGAGGTCGAGGAGGGCAGGCCGCACGCCGTCATGGACGCCGTAGACCTGTACGTGCCGACCGACGCGCCCGAGCTGACGTGGCGCGGCGCACGCGTGGTCGTGGACGGCTGGGGCGAGTACGACGTGGACGGCGACGCCAGGCGCTACCCCGTGCCGCGCGGCTTCTCGCACGACACGGTCGTGAGGGCGGTGAGGCACCGTGGGTGAGTACAGCATCAAGTTCGTCAAGAACGAGCCCGGCATCGTCGCCATGCTCAACAGCTCCGAGATGCAGTCCGCGCTGAAGGAGAGCGCGGCGGGCATCGAGTCCACCGCCGCCGCGGCGGCGACCTACAGGGGCGCCACGTACTCGACCGACGTGCAGGCGGGCTCAAAGCGTGCTCACGCCCGCGTCAAGACCGCGAGCAAGGGCGCCTACTGGAACGAGCTGCGCGACCACAACGGGCCGCTGCGCTCGGCGTTCTAAGGGGGCGACCAATGGACGCTACCTCCATCTGCGTCGCCGTCCTGCGCGACGCGATGCCCGACGGCGTGGCGGTCAGCTCGGAGATTCCGACCGAGCGCCCCGCGCGGCAGGTGTCCGTCAGCCGCGTGGGCGGCGGCGAGACGCAGTTTCTGGACAGGCCGCGCATGCGGCTCGTCTGCTGGGGAACCTCCGACGCGGAGGCGTACTCCATCGCCATGACGGCGGTGCATGCGCTCGCGGACGCAGCGCGGACGCACCCGCTGCTCTCCGACTCGACGCTCGACGTCATGTCGCGCGACGAGTGGGCGGGCGACGGCACGGCACGCTACTCCGCGACCGTGAACATGACCATCAACAAATAGGAAGGGAGACCACATGTCTCGTCCGAACAACTCCGCCGACGTCTCGACCGTCAAGGGCGTCGAGGGCGGCTACTTCTTCTACCTGCCCGCCGCGCAGGCCGCGTCGGTGATTCCGACCGACTACACCACCCCGCTCGACCCGTCGTGGATTAACGGCGGCTTCATCTCCGAGGACGGCTTCACCGAGTCGCTCGACTCCGACACGCCCGACCCCATCGTCGACATGAGCGGCAAGACCGTCGACCAGCCCTCGGGCAAGCACACCGAGACCATCGAGCTGATGCTCATCTCCATCAACAAGGACTCCGAGGGCATCCAGTACGGCATCGACAACGTGACCGACGAGAACGGCACGATGAAGGTCGTCCACAACTGGGCGAACGCCTTCGACACCGAGTACGCCTGCGTGTTCGACCTCGTCCTGAAGAACGGGCGCCGCTGGAGGAAGGTCATCAAGCACTCCAAGATGACCGAGCTGGGCGACCTGGAGGGCAAGTCCGACACCGTCGCCGGGCGCAAGGTCAAGCTGACCTACCTCAACGGCGCCGCCGTCGACAACGTCACCGACTTCTTCGAGAGCACCGAGACCACGCTCGACCTGGAGTCCATGACCGTCCAGCAGCTCACCGAGCTCGCGACCAGCAGGGGCCTCACCGTCCCGAGCGGCGCGACCAAGGCCGACATCATCGCTCTCATCAACGGCCAGCACTAGGCCATTAGGAGGTCACCAGCACCATGGCAGACAAGCAGCTCCACACCATCAAGTTCGACGGCGTGACCGTCGAGTACGACGCCAACGCGCTGAAGCGCTGGAGCGTCCAGAAGAAGATCGCGCGCTCCCTCTCCGACCCGCAGAAGGGCGCCTACGAGGCCTACGAGGCCTACGACGTCATCCTCTGCGGCAAGTCCGACGAGGTGGCGGAGAAGCTGGGCGACGACGGCGAGAAGATGGCCGAGCTCGTCCAGCGCATCGTGGCGGTCGTGGGCGGCGACGCAAAAAACTAGCGTCGCTCGCGGTGGCGTGGGGCAAGTACCACGACGAGCTGGTGGCCGACTTCCAGAGCGAGTACGGCCTGAACCTTTGCGACATGGGACTGGACGGCGCGGAGACCACGCCAGACGTGCTCCGCGCCGCCGTCCTGTGCGCACAGCTCCCGCCCGGCTGCCGCGTCGCCCGCGCCGAGAACCCAGACGCGTCGTGGGGCGTCGAGTCGCAACTGCTGAGGGTGCTCGAATACGACGTGTCGTGCGTCCTGTACGCGCTATCCAAGAAGGGCGCCAAGAAGCCCGAGCCGCTGCCGCTCCCGTCGGAGCGCGACGAGCACGAGCTGGACACCGAGACCGTCGAGCGCTCCATGGCTGCGGTGGACAGGGTACTCGGCATCAACCGACAAACGAACAACGAACAAGCGTAGGGGGTGAGTGAATGGCAAACTACGAGATCGGCACCGCCTACGTGACCGTGATGCCCTCCATGAAGGGCTTTATCAAGACGATGACGAACGACGGCAACCTCGCTGGTCAGTCGTCGGGCAGGATGTTCTCCAACGCCTTCTCGTCCATCGTCAGGGGGTCGGCCATCGGCACGGCGCTCGGCAACGCCGTGTCCAGCGCGGCGTCCAAGATGGGCGCGTCGCTCGGCGCCGCCGTCTCCCGCTTCGACACCATCCAGAACTTCCCGAAGGTCATGAGCAACCTCGGGTACAGCTCGGCGGACGCTGCGGCGTCCATCCAGCGGCTGTCCGACGGCGTGCGCGGCATGCCCACGCGCCTGAACAGCATCGTGGACATGACGCAGCAGCTCGCGCCGCTCACGGGCGGGCTCGACCAGGCGACCACGCTGTCGCTGGCTTTCAACGACGCGCTGCTCGCCACTGGCAAGGGCACCGCCGACCAGGCTCGCGCCATGGAGCAGTACACGCAGATGCTCGCCAAGGGCAAGCCCGACATGCAATCGTGGCGCACGATGCAGGAGGTCATGCCCGCGCAGCTCAACCAAGTCGCCAAGGCGCTGATGGGCACCACTGCCAACAGCCAAGACCTCTACGAGGCCATGGTGAACGGCTCCATCAGCTTCGACGACTTCAACGACGCCATCATGCGGCTCGACAAGGAGGGCGTCGAGGGCTTCGCCAGCTTCCGCGACCAAGCCGTCAGCGCCACGCAGGGCGTCCAGACGGCCATGGAGAACGTCGGCGCGGCCATCGAGCAGGCGTGGACGAACGTCTTTACTGCCATCGGGCAAGAGAACATCTCGGGCTTCATCAACGACATCTCGGCGGCCATCCGCGATGCAGGCAAGGGCATCGGCGAGTTCACGAGCGGCGTCATGGAGTCCATCGACGTCGAGGGCTTCAAGAAGGCGTTCGGCGACATGGGCGACGCCGTGGGTCGCGCGTTCGACTCCGACTCGCCCAAGACGTTCGGCAAGTCCGTCGGCGACGCAATCAACGGCTTCAAGCCCGTGGTCGAGGGCGCCACGCCCGTCGTGGAAGCGCTCGCGCGTGCCTTCAACTGGGCGGCGCAGAACGCGGGGTGGTTGGTGCCGCTCATCATCGTGGTCGCGCTCGCAATCAAGGCCCTGCAGTTCGCGGGCGCCATCGCGGGCATGATTTCCGCAATCGGCGGCGCCGCTGCGGCCACCGCGCCCGCGCTGGGTGCGGCCGTTCCCGAGCTGCTGGCGCTGGGTGGCGCCGCGCTCATGATGGGCGCAGGCCTTGCGCTCGCGTGCGCCGGCATCGCGCTGCTGGTGTTCTCCGCCATCCAGCTCGCCAACGCTGGCCCCATGGCGGCGGTGGCCCTCGTCGGCCTCGTCGTGGCCATCGCGGCGCTCGCCGTGGTCTTCGCGGTGCTCGGCCCCGCGCTCGACATCGCCGCGCCCGCCATGCTGGCGTTCGGCATCTCCATCCTCGCGGTCGGGGCTGGCGTCGCCCTCGCGGCGCTCGGCATCACGCTGCTCATCGGGGCGCTGCCGATGCTCGCGGAGTACGGCTTCGCGGCCGCCGTCGCCTTCATGCAGCTGGGCGCAGGCATCGCCGTCTTCGGCGCTGGTGCGCTGGTGGGTGGCGTCGGTGCCATGGTGCTCGGCGCTGGCCTGCTCTTGGTGGGCGCTGGCGCCCTCGTCGCCGCCGTGGGCGTGCTCGCCCTCGGTGCGGGCGTGCTGGTGCTGGGCGCTGGCATGCTGCTCGTGGCCGCGTCTGTGATGATCGTCGCGGCGGGCATGGCGATGCTGGGCGGGGTGCTCCCCGCCGTGGCCGCTGGCGCCCTCATGGCAGGCCCCGCGCTCGTGGCGCTCGGTGCGTCCGCTGCCGCCGCGTCCGTAGGGCTCGCGGCGTCCGCGCCTGGTCTCGCCGCCTTCGCGGCAAGCGCTGGGCTCGCAGCCGCCGCCGCGTGGGCGCTCGGCTCGTCGCAGGGCGAGCTGGCGTCGCAGACGTACCACGTCAACGAGGCCGCGTCCGCCGCGCAGGGCAGCATCGGCGTCATGCAGGGCGCCATGGACAACGCGTCCAGCGCGTCGAACTTCCTCGGCAGCAACCTCAACCAGCTGCCGGGCATCGCCAACTCCGTCGCCGGTTCCTTCGACGGCTTCGCGGGCCGCATCCGCTCGGCCATGGACGGCGCCGTGAGCGCGGTCGTGGACGGCATGAACCGCATCCGCGACGCCGTGAACGTCCAGCTGACCATCCCGACCATCCGCGTCGAGGCGCTGCCGCACTTCTCCATGAGCGGCACCTTCAACCCCGAGAACGGCTCCGTGCCGTCCGTCGGCGTGTCGTACTACGCCAAGGGCGGCATCTTCAAGCACATGAGCGTCTTCGGCGAGAGCGGCCACGAGACGGTCACGCCGCTGACCAAGCAGGGCATCCGCCCGTGGGCAGAGGCACTGGACGAGATGAGCGGCGGTCGCGGCGGCACGACGGTCTACATCGACGGCGCCCGCATCAACGACGACCCGCAAATCAGGGAGATCACCAAGGACTACCTGATTGGTCTCCACCGCTACATGCAGATGGGATAGGGGCATGGCAACAGTCAACACAGGCACCTACATCATCCGCCCCGTCGTGAACACGGGACTCGCGCTCGACATCGCGGGCGACGTCGACCACCGCGGGGCCAACGTATACGTGGACGGCTTCTCTAAGGACGATGGGCAGTTCTGGCACCTCATCGGCGTCCCCGGCGGCTGCAAGGTCGTCAACGCCCTCTCGGGCAAGTTCCTCGACCTCGAGGTCACGCACGGCTTCGAGAGCGAGACCAACGTCCACCAGTACGACCTCGCGCCGCAGTCGATCACGCAGACGTGGGTCTTCGAGACCGACGGCGGCAGCGTCACCATCGACGGCAAGAGCTACCCGACGTACACCATCAAGTGCGCGAACAAGACGAGCCTCGCGCTGGACGTCCAGAGCGCGGCGCAGCATCCGGGCACGAACGTCTGGGTGTACAACGTGAACGGCACCAACGCGCAGCGCTTCGTGCTGTTCGACGCGGGGATGCTGCCCGACGGCTACTACGAGATTCGACCGAGCGCGGCGCTCGACCTGTGCATGGGCATCTACCCCGAGCGCAAGAACGAGGACGGCGCACCCGTCATCACGATGGCCGACACCGCCGAGAACCACATGATCTGGCGCACCGTCACCGACACGGGCACGGGCTCCATGCGCGTGCGCAACGTCCACTCCCTGAAGTATCTACGACTGGACAACGAGACGCCGAGGGCGGGCATGCCGCTCACGCAGTGGCGCGGCGACGGCTCGACCACCAAGCTGTTCGCCATCCACCAGGAGGGCTCGGTCGGCGGTCAGCCGACGTACCGCCTCCGCGCGTTCAACGGCGTCGGCTACAGCGCTGACTGCGCCGCCACCACGGGGCGCATCAAGACGCAGATGACGCTGGAGGCGGACGCGACGCGAGGGTCGCAGCTGTTCCGCTTCGACCGCATCGTGCCGATCTCGCCCGTCTCCGCGCCGAGCGACTACAAGCTGCGCTACCCCGACAGCTACGCGTACTCTCAGCGCGAATGGTCGCGCATGTGGGGCAACGACCCCACGGGCAGCGTCAACAACGGCAACGGCTCGTGGACGTCCAACCTCAACCTGTCATACGTCGCGACCGTGACCCACGCGCAGATGCGCTACAGGCTCATCACGACCGACGCCCTCACGGGGACGGTCACGACGGGGCCGTGGCGCAACCTGGGCAACAACTCGACGGCGCTCGACGGTTGGGGCTACCCGACCACGCCGTCGTTCGTGGCGTCTCGCATCGACTCGCGCATGGTCGCGCCGATGGTCATTCCCATCACGATCGGGACGCAGAGCGGCCAGAGCCGCAAGGTCACGGTCGAGGTGCAGGGCCGCGCGTTCTTCTGGGTCAGCAACGACGAGTACGGCGACGGCGCCCGCCGCTCCGTGCTCTCCAGCGGCAAGATGGACGTGCTGTGGTCGGACACGCCGACCTTCGGCGACTTCCGCTACACGGGGCTGGGGCTCGTGGCGACGCTCGCGCACGACTATCCCGTGTACGGCGTCTCGACCGACCTGACGGCCAAATGCGGCGACTTCACGATGCTTCGCGACTACCACACGGGGACGCGCCCGAAATCGTCCGAAATCGTCGTCAAGTGGCAGGACATGGGCGGCTTCGCCCTCGACGGCGGCACTGCCGCGGTCAAGTGGCACACGCTCACGCCCGACAACGCCAGCCGCGACGGCAACGCGTCCAAGGCGGTCGTGTGGGAGCAGAGCGCGGGCTCGATGCCCAAGTGGGTCGA